CTGGCTGTGCTGCTGGGCGACGAGCGTGTGCTGGAAAATTTTGGTCGTGCAGGCAATACCTATGCCAAGAGTGCTTTGAAGATTGTCAAGGACAACATAAGATCAAACCCCGGCCCAGCGGCTGCATTGCTGACCAAAATGAAAACCAATATGGATAGTCTTGCTACCAAGGCCATTCACTCGGGCACCACTGCCAAATACACCAGTATCAATACCAAGAATGGCTATGTGGAATTCCGTAGTCCCGGTGGCGACTGGCTGGATGCCAACTTCAGTTTGATTGAACCCACACTGCTGAGATTTGTTGTGGCCCTGGATGCTGCAATTGATCCTGAAAAGTATCGTCAAGAATATCAAAAGAAATTATACAAGTTGCTGACCGCTGACAACAAAGACGACAGCACCATCCGTTACTTTGTGGACTATGTGGCTGGCAAAATACCCAAGGCTGCGTTGCGCAGTTTTGTGAAGCAGGCACAACTGGAACGCGGATTGAAAAAGAATCCTGTTCAGGAGCCAGCTCCGAGCCTGGCTCGGGACCCGAGCATTGGTCCAAGACAACGCTATGTGGTCAAAAATGCAGCAGGCTCTCCTGTGACCACAGTAGCAGCGTCAGATGCCGACTCAGCACGGATCCTGGCCAATCGTTGGTTGCGACAACAAAATCCTGGAATCAATACTAATGAGTTCAGCGTTGAGCCAGAAACTGCTGAGAATCAGATACAAAACTATCATATCAGCGACACACAAGGTGGTGTGGTTCGCATGGCGTTCCGTGCTGGCAGTGATGAGGAAGCCCTGGATCGATGGGAAATATACAATTACAGTCACCCAAGCCAGGGCGGCACCCGCCTGTCACGCGAGGATGGAACAACAGTAACAGAGCCCGGTGCACCAGCAGTAGGCAGCACCACGGATCTACAACAGCAACGCCAAGCAGCCGCAGCACCCACTCCAGTGCCTGGAGTGCAAGACATTGACATAGATATCCCCATAGCACAACCCAGAGGCTTCTGGAACGGCCAATGGAAAATTGTAGACGGCAACACTGGAGAAGAATTGTATAGATTTGGCGGCATAGGCAACAGTCAAGCAGATGCCAACAGAATTGCAGGTCAATGGGTTAGAACCAACAGCATCAGTGTGCCAACCGAAGTGTATCCGGTTCTGAGCGATGGCTCAGAACTGAGCGAAAGCCGCACACAAGAAGACTATGATCCGTCAAATCCTCCGGGACCCGAATCGCCGCCCCAAATGCCAGCAGGAACAATCAAGGTAGATGTCAGTGACATGTACGACTGGTACAAACTGGGACAACACATTAGCAATCTCAAGGGCATTGACAAGTCAACCCTGGGCAAAGGACCACCCAGCACAGTAATGGCGTTTGGATCTGAAGAATTGGAAAACATGTACAGTCATGCACTCACACGCCTGGGATTGAAAACACATGATCTCGATGAACCCGGCGAAGAAGACGTTGACGAACAGGTTATAAATGAACTAAAAATCAACAATGTCTCGGGCATTGGGGCAGTGCCCAACAATCAACAAATTGGATATCAAGGTCTGCAAGTGGTCATGCGTCCCAGTATGTTTTTGGAACTGGCATCGCCTCTAGACGCTAAATCTGCAGACGAGCGTGAGACCATTGAATACATCAAAAAGAACCTGGACGAAAAAGGCGTTGGTGCACCTTGGCTCACAGTGGTGATTCCCGAAGCCTGGGAATCAGAAGATTTTAGCCAGATGGCACATGTGAGTAATCATGACGGTCGCCACAGAATGCACAGTATTCTAGAGCAAGAAGGCAATGATCCTGTGGAAGTACACATCATTGTGCCACACATGCGTCGCAGACACATCACTGATGCCATGGTTGATCACTTGAGATCTGGCGTGCTGAATCAACAGGGGCAGTATGTGAGCGGTCCTGTATTTGGAGCAGCCAAATGAGAGCCAGTGAATTTGTCCGCAAGAAAAAGCCGCAACAGGAACTGGATGAGCTGAGCTTTCTGGGCTCACCTTGTACCAAGGATTGTTCGGGTCACAGAGCCGGTTATGCCTGGTCCAAAGCCCGCGGTAACCGTAGTGCCCTGAGCCACAGCAACAGTTTCAACAATGGTGCAAGATTGGCAGCACAGGGCAAATAGAATAAATAAACAACAAATCGGACTATCCGAAAAAAGGAAAAAACCATGAGATCAAGTGAATTTTTAAACGAAGCCGGACGTGATGGCATACCAATGACAGATGCTGAATTTGCAGCGCAACAAGCACAAGGTGCAAAAAATCTGGATTCTATCAAGGGCTTTGGTAGAAAAATTGCCGGCGCACTCGGCGGCGGAGCTCAGGCAGCAACACCATATCCTGATGCTGCCACAGCAAGAGCCAGTCTTACCCCAAGCCAACTAAAGTGGTTGGGTGGTGCAGATCCCATGGACAAATATGTCATGGCAAGAATGCCAGCAGCGTTACCTGGTGAAACTGTTGCGGCAGCACCAGTGAATGTTGTAAACAGGAATGATGGCAACCCACCACCGTTGCAACCTGGTACAGGATATGGCGATGACGACACTTCTGTATTTGCACCAACTCCTGTAGCAACGGCAGCGACTCCAGCAACAAATCCTGTGGCCAATGCAGTAGCAGCCAGTGGCCAACCCGACGACGTAACCGGTGTGGATGCAGCCGTGGCAGCAAATGCTGCAAATACTGCAAATACTGTGCAAACCACTACTCCTCCTGCTAAGAAACTAGCACCAGTTGATCCTGGCACTAAAGAATTACAAACATGGTTAAAAAATAAAGGATATAACATAGGTAAATTTGGTGCCGACGGCCGATTTGGACCTGATACTGCAAAAGCAATTGCTGCGTGGAAGGCCAAAGGTCTTAAACCAGGTAATCCAGAATTTGAAGAGTATGCTGCATTACTTACCAAGTCGCATGGCATGGATTACCGCGAAAAGACAACTGCTCCAGCGGGCGGCGGTCGAGGCGGGCAAGGTGGACCAACTGCAAGTGAATTGGCGGGTGTTGCTCAAGGTGGACGTGGCGGCCAAGGCGGACCAACTGCAAGTGAATTAGCAGCAATTCCGTCTTCGCAATCTGCAACCCCAATCCCGACGACGCCGCCTCCTAAACCGGTGATAGGTCAACCCATGGCAAATGGTAAAAGAGCAAGTCAATCAGATGTGATGAGCTGGGATAATCAATACGGTCCTGCCGGAGCAGAAAGAGCAGCATCAGCGGCATCCGCAGCCAAAGCAAAACAACAATACAATCCTTATGCTCAAAACAAAGTTTCTGAAACAACAGCTTTTGAAGAAAGTGTAAATCGCATGCGTCGCTTGAGCACCTTGCTCAAAGGATAACATGAGATCTTGTGATTTTTTGCCTCGTAGCAGTAGAGTTCTAGCCGAGGCTGTGGATCCTAGTGTGCCGGGCAAAATGTATTCTGTACAAGCAGGAGACACCTTGGAAGAATTGGCTCAGGCCGCTGATACCACTGTGTCTGGTTTACTTTATATGAATCCGGACATTCCTGCCACTGGACAAATAACTTCAGGCAGCAAAATAAAATTACCCAACCTGGGCGAATTTGCTCAGGGACCTGCTGTAGGTCCGTCCACCAAGATAAAGAATCCAGTCAATCCCAATGAAATCAAATCATACCTGAGCAGCAAAGGACTAGACGCCAATCAAGTTGCAGGTATCATGGCCAACATCAAGGCCGAATCCAGTTTTGACAGTGGAGCTCTGGGCGACAACGGAACCAGTGGCGGCCTAGTACAACATCACGGTCCGCGATTTAGTGGCATGGTTCAGGCCGCCGGTGGCCAAGACTCTTGGCAAAAGAACTGGAAGGCACAACTGGACTATGCACTAAGCGAGCCAGCAGGTGCTCGTTACAAGAACATGACTTTCCCCACGCCACAAGCTGCCACCACGTGGTGGACCATAAACTTTGAGATTCCTGCCAACAAAGAACAGCAGGCAGCAATCAGAAGTCAGAGTGCAAGTCAATTTGCCTGAGAGTTCTAATGACTCGGCAGTTTGTGATAGTCAAAGCAGACGTGAGTGTGGACTGGACTGGAGCTGATCCCAACTACAGAGTGTATGTGAACAATGAACTGTTTGCAGAACGAACCTGGGTCTGGAGAGAACAGTATCTGGAAGAATTTCTGCAGATCTGGGCTGGCCCCGGCAAGTACGAACTACGTTGGGAACTGGTTCCGCCAGCATGTGGCACAATTGAAGTAAAAAATGTGAGAATTGCAGAAGGTTCGTTAAACTCGCGCATAGTAAAAAATTCACTGTTAAGGATTGAAAATGAGAGCATATGAAATAATGGAAGACATCTCTGCGGGTACCAGTGGGTCGGGCAGCATGGCCACTATCAGCCAGCCCATGAGCATGGTCTCAAGATCAGGCGGTTCCTTGCTCACAGGTAAATACTCTACAGATCCTACGCCTAACACGCCCAAGGAATACAAAAGGAACAAAAATGCTCGTGGACAGTTTAAAAACTCTATTAGGAACTGAATTTGCCTATTATGTCAAAGTACATGGCTTTCACTGGAATGTTGAAAGTCCGGACTTTTATCAATATCACAAATTTCTCCAAAAGATCTACGAAGATGCCTACAGCGCAATAGATCCCACAGCTGAATACATACGAAGTCTTGGAGAATATGCACCGGGCAGTCTAGAACGTTTTCTAGAACTCAGTGTAATTTCTGCACAAACCAAAATCCCTCGTGCCAGACTCATGCTTGAAGAACTGCTGGCCAACAGTGGGCAAATGGTAGAACTACTTGATCAATGCTTTGCTGAAGCCACACAAGAAAACAAACAAGATGTGGCCAATTTTATTGCTGAACGACTGAGTCAGACCAACAAGTTTGCCTGGCAACTGCGCAGCAGTCTGAAAGAAAATAGAGCATGAGCAACAGCATCGCCAACATACTAAAACGTCTGGCTGTGATAGAGGCCGACACCAGTCCTGTCAAAACAAAGACAGGGCTCACGGCACAACAAAAATCAGTGCCGCAATTGCCGGCCTTGTTCAAGCCCGAAACTGTGTCTCCGGTACTGGGCAGCAACAAGCAGTCCAAGCCCTTTGGCCGGTACATGGTAGGCGATGATGTGGAACCCACTCAGACTGCACTAGCAGAGCGTATGGCCGAAATCGACGAAGACATGCTCAGCAAAGTCAAAAAAGATCTCACACAGTATCTAGACAAGTTGGAAAAACAAAATCACTTGGACAGTCACTTGGTCAGCAAGGCCAAACGAGATCTTGAAATTGGTGACGATGAAGAAGTAGACGAAGATCCCACAGAAACCGAAACTGGCGGCGAAGATTATGTTCCGCCGCCCACAATCAATCCTGTGGTGGCCGAAGCTGGCCCTGTAAAAACTATCACTCTTGAAGATGGCACCTGTTTAGAATGCTGGGGCGATCAAAGCCGCGGCTTTGAAATCCGTCACCAGGGTCGTGTGTTGCCCAGTCGATTCAGTAGTCTGGATGAAGCAGACATGGCTGTGAGAATGTTTCAGGCACATAGAAAAAATGCTGCCAGAAATTCCTCAGCAGATTACATAGAAGAAGCATGACATGATACTTGACGAATTTTTCAAACCCAAATCCACTGCTGTTCTGGCAGAAGATCATGGCCCAAAAGATGCACTTGCTAAACTAGCCAATGGTCAACGAGTAACAGCTGGTGATATAGTGTACAAATCAGACACTCACCATGTGCTGGACATTGAGGGTGCAGCAAAACTAAATGCAAGATACGCTCAACAATTGCCTATCAACATCACACAAGCTGAATGGGACGACGCGGTCAAATACGGCGGTTTAGATAGCGCACAAGTGTTGGATCGTCAGAAAGGCGAGCTAGATCAGGGTCGCGACTACAACATACAGCGGGACAAAGATGAACGTGCCAAGAAATCTGGAGATTATTCCCAACAGGATATTGGTGCCAGCAAAGTAGATCGATTTGGAAGATCACGACCAACACCAATGGCATTTAGCAACCTTGGTCGTCCCATGGATCAAGATAATCCGGCACAAGCACAGAAAGCATATGCACCACAAGATCGTCCGGCACAGCCACAATCTGCGTCTAATACATCAGCCCGTAATGGTTGGAAACAGGAGACAGGTGATGAAGTGAAATTTTTCATTGACTCTGAACCTGCTTATTATGCTGTGATGGATCGCTTTGGTGACCACATTGAATTTCGCGGTGATGACCTGGTTGCTCCACAGCGACTATGGTCGGCCATACAACAAACAGCCGGAGATGCAGGCGGTGCAGCAGACATAGCAGGACTTGAAGATGACCGCATGGGGACAGATAATGAGTTGGATGAGCAAGGTGTGGCGGAAGGCCCTCAAGAAGATGCTAAGTTCACTCCTCGACTACAAATCAGAAGTCAAATAGAAACTGCGTTAGACCAATATTTAGACCCTGAAAAAGTAGCAGGTGCTTATACGGATATTCAATACTACAAGCACGACGGCAAAGTTTATGTTGAAGTATTATTCAACTATACAGATGGACAAAAGATTGGTCCCAAACAAAGAAAGCAATTTTTAGTCAACAAAGATTTTACACTGACTCCTATCAAGAAGCAAGGTGTGGCGGAAGGCAGGGAACAAGATTATTTGTCTCAGGTACCCAATTTGACTTGGAAACCAGTAAGCCGTAGTGTATGGAATACCATACAAGACGAAGGGCTTGATGAAGAACAAGATGCACCCAAGCATACTGATTGGATAATGGCTTCTTTGACAATCAGTCCTGAAGATTCACAGGCATTACAAGCATTTGATAGTGATGCTATTGAAGATTTCAACAGATTTGACATACATCTAAAATCTCGCCATCCCGGACTCACTGACTTAATTGATTATGATAACGGTACTGTAACCATTGTAAAGCCAAGTCAGATGCAAGGTGTGGCGGAAGGCTCAAGAACTCCACAAGATTGGGAAGTAAAAAGTGCAGTGTGGCGCCAAGATAAACAAGGTGTCTATCTAGAACCACAAGATGTAAAATCACATTTTGTTCGCGCCGACCGTAGTAGTCGCGCCGAAGAGAAAGCAAAGAGAGAATATGAACCAGGTCGTGGTACTTGGGAAATTCATCCTCGTGGTAATAAACAGCAAGATGTGGCGGAAGGCGCTCCAGAACTATTGAAGAAAGAAATGCCAACACATCGTCATGCTGAAAAATTATTAGCACAAAATGGTGTTAGTAAAGACGATCCAGATTATCACCATCATCTTAGTAACACAATAAAACATCTTCGTCAGTTTGGTAACATTGATTTGATTAACAAGAGTGACGAGCAAGGCATGGCGGAAGGCTCAGCCGCAGATGGATCTGTCAACTACACCCTGGGACACACTCCTGATGCAGAGTATGTGTATAGCATTTATAGAGATGGCCAAAAAGAAGGAACATACCACAGTGTTGACCAAGCCCGAGAGATCATGGGTAATATGAAGTTGACTAGTCCCAACCGTGAATACAAAATCAAGCGTGGCGCAAGAAACAAAATGGCAGGCCCTGCGAGTCAACTGCCCGAACAAGACATGGCGGAAGGCCACGGTAACTATGCAGGTGATCGACCAGTTAATCTTGGTGGTGTGTCCATGAAAAAGATACAGATAGGTGACACAGTACGGTACATTGACCAAAAAGCACAAGTGGTTGACATGAGCCGAGACCGAGAGCATGCTCGTATCACAATTCCGTCCAGTGCTACTACAAAAACAGTATTGACATCTGATCTAAGACAACTGGGGCGAGGCGTTTCGGAAGGCTCTGACAGAATTGCTGCCAACAAACAAGACAGAGTAGAAGCATTGGAAAATAAACTAAAAGCCAAGGGCTATGCTAGAACCAAAGACTCTGATGGCGGTGAATATCAATACCGCTGGACTAGAGACGGTGCTCCCACTTATGTGGTAAATTATCGATCGGGTGCCAACGGATATGCAGAATTCTGGAAAGAGCAAGACATGGCTGAAGCAGGTTACGATTCCGGCGACTACTCCAACGATAGACAAAGTGATGACTACGGTAGAGATTTGGTGCCCACAGGTTCAGGTGGTTCACGTTTTGTAAATCACGGAGCTCACGATCATACTCGTGGCCGCCCTGCAAAAACTCATGGATTTAGTAAAAATTTACCTGCGGATCCATTTGGTCGCACAGCCGGAAAGATCCCACACAGTGCCAGACCAAAACAAGAACTTGATCCGTTTAGAGAACTAGACGAACTCAGCCCTGCTACTCTTGCCAGATACAAAACCAAAGCTGGTGCTGCTGCCACTGCTGCTGATTCCGCAGGTGATCGCAAGACTGGTGATCGTCGCTTCAGTGGAATTGTCAAGGCCACAAAGAAACAGTTTGATCAGGATGCCAAACAGTCAGCCCAAGCAGTTCATGAAAGTAGACTCAGACTCATGGCCAGCATTATCAAGACACAGTGATTTTACCAAACATCCTTAGGACCGCACTAGTTGCGTGATGTAGGCGGCTTCTGCCTTGGACGGCCCAATTCGCTACTGGGAATCCTAAAAGAGCAACAACACCTTGACATCTCCTACTGTATCAGTTATACTAGCTGACTACTTTAGGAGATTCTCATGGAAAACAAAACATTCAACGGCGACCAAAAAATCAAACTCACCCAGATCATCAATGAAGGCATGCAGGTCATGCACGAGATTGATACCTTGCAGGGTGGACTCACTGACACTGTGAAAGCCATTGCAGAGGAACTGGAAATCAAACCGGCTGTGTTGAAGAAGGCAATCCGCATGGCACACAAGGCCAGCTTTGGACAAGAACAACAGGATCACGAACTGCTGGAAACAATTCTCACCACAGTGGGCAAGACTTTATAAATATTACGTTACAACGAATCGCCCACGCTACGGGCAAGCAACAAGGCTTACCGGCCATAAACGGAGATACATGAGTTATATTGACAGTCTTTTTGATCGAGAGCACGATCGCATTCACGTGGTAGAACGCCGCAACGGCACTCGAGTCTACAGAGAATATCCAGCAAACTTTGTGTTCTACTACGATGACCCTAGGGGCAAATATCGCAGCATCTATGACACGCCTGTGTCAAGATTCAGCACAAGAAACAACAAAGAGTTTCGCAAAGAAGTCAGCATGCATTCCAGCAAGCAGTTGTACGAAAGCGATATCAATCCAATCTTTCGTTGCTTAGAGGACAACTACAAGGGGCAGGATGCTCCGGACCTGCACACAGCATTTTTTGACATTGAAGTAGACTTCAACAAGGATCGCGGATTCTCACCTGTGGATGATCCGTTCAATCCCATCACTGCCATATCAGTGTATCTAAACTGGCTGGATCAAATGGTCACCATGGCTGTGCCGCCCAAGCACATGAGCATGGCAACAGCACAAGAACTGGTGGCTGACTTTGAAAACACATTCTTGTTTGAAGACGAGCGTGACATGATCAAGATGTTTCTGGACTTGATTGACGATGCAGACGTGCTAAGTGGCTGGAACTCAGAGGGCTATGATATTCCCTACACCATCAACCGAACCATTAGAATTCTCAGCAAGGATGACACTCGCAAGTTCTGTCTCTGGGGCCAACATCCCAAGAAGCGCATGTTTGAACGCTTTGGTGCTGAACAAGAAACCTACGACCTGGTGGGACGAGTACACATGGACTATATGCAATTGTATCGCAAGTACACCTATGAAGAACGGCACAGCTACAGTCTGGATGCCATTGCTGAATACGAACTGGGCGAACACAAGACACAGTTTGAAGGCACCCTGGATCAGCTGTACAATCAACACTTCAAGAAGTTTATTGAATACAATCGTCAGGATACTGCACTCTTGGACAAACTGGACAAAAAACTGCGCTTCCTGGAACTGGCTAGTGAACTGGCACATGCCAATACTGTGTTGTTGCAGACCACAATGGGTGCTGTGGCAGTAACCGAACAGGCGATCATTGTGGAAGCACATGAACGTGGATTTGTCGTGCCCAATCGCAAACAACGCAACGACACGGAAGACAATCAAGCAGCCGGCGCCTATGTTGCGTATCCCAAAAAAGGTCTGCATGAATGGGTAGGATCAGTTGACATTAACAGTTTGTACCCCAGTGCCATTAGAGCACAGAACATGGGTCCAGAAACCATTGTGGGACAGTTGCGCCAGACCATGACTGACCATTACATTAAAGAAAAGATGGCTGCCAACGGAGGCAAGTTTGCAGATGCCTGGGAGAACTTGTTTGGCAGTCTTGAATACACCGCTGTGATGAACACTGAGGTTGGTACTGAGATCACCATTGACTGGCAAGACGGATCAGAAAGCTCTCACTCAGCAGCAGAGATCTGGAAGCTGATCTTTGACAGCAACCAGCCCTGGATCTTGACCGCTAATGGTACTATTCTCACCTATGAGAAAAAAGGTATCATTCCGGGCTTGCTGGAACGCTGGTATTCAGAACGCAAGGACATGCAGGCCAAGAAAAAAGCAGCAACAGATCCCAAGGACATTGCGTTCTGGGACAAGCGACAACTGGTCAAGAAGATTAACCTGAACAGCTTGTACGGTGCTATTTTGAATCCTGGCTGCAGATTCTTTGACAAACGCATAGGACAGAGCACCACACTCACAGGTCGTGCAATTGCTAGACACATGGATGCGTACATCAATGAATGTATCACAGGCAAATACGATCACGTGGGTGCAGCAGTTATCTATGGTGACACAGACTCATGTTATTTCAGTGCCTGGTCTGTGTTGAAAAAAGAAGTTGCAGAAGGTCGCATGGACTGGAGCAAGGAAACTTGTATTCAACTGTATGACTCAATTGCTGATCAAGTGAACGATTCGTTTCCAGGCTTTATGGAACAGGCATTCCATTGTCCAAGAAGCATGGGCGAACTGATCAAGTGTGGTCGTGAGATGGTGGCAGACCGCAGCCTGTTTATTACCAAGAAACGCTATGCTGTGAACATCATTGATCTTGAAGGCAATCGACTGGATGTGAACGGCAAGATTGGCAAGACCAAGGCCACCGGCCTGGATCTAAAACGTAGTGACACACCCAAGGTTATTCAGGAGTTCTTGTTGGAAATTCTAAACAAGATCCTGAGTGGTACACAACGTGACGACGTGATTGAACATATTCGCAAGTTCAAGTATGAATTCCGGGAACGGCCGGGCTGGGAGAAAGGCTCACCCAAGCGTGTGAACAACTTGACCAAGTATGGTGCTGCGGAAGCGGCACAAGGTCGAGCCAACATGCCCGGACATGTGAGAGCAGCCTTGAACTGGAACAACATGCGAAGAATGAACAGCGACAACTACAGCATGCAGATTGTGGACGGCATGAAGACCATTGTGTGCAAGCTCAAGTCAAATGCTCTGGGTTGGACATCAATTGGATATCCCACAGATGAACAACGCTTGCCTGCCTGGTTTACAGAACTGCCGTTTGATGATGGACTGATGGAAGCCACGGTTGTGGATCAAAAGATTGACAACCTGCTGGGAGTACTGGAATGGGATCTTGCATCTGCAACCAATACTGAAAATACATTTACAAGTTTGTTTTCGTTCGAATGAAACTAAGTGACCTTGTGGGATATCTAAATATTCTAGACACCCTAGGTGTTCAGGATGCTGCAATTGAAACTCTTGGAGAGCTGAAAAAGATTGTGCAGATTGTTGAAGACAGTGAGACACAGATACCTGATGCCCTGGCTAGTCTAGTTGAATCAAAGAGTCGTGCTGAGAGATATCTCAAACAGTTTGATCAAAATCTACAGCAACTTAGAGACAGTGTACAGGACTTGATTGTGCAACAAGAGACAGTGTACCTGGCCGACAGCACAGATCTATACCAAACCGGTCTAAAAAACGACACGCCCGATCATATCCTGTCAAGACGACTGTCCATAGAAACACTAACCAAATTGTTTTTGCAAAGTCGATTGCAACTATATGCCGACTGGCACTATCCGGGCATGGTGATTAGACCAGCACACAGTCCTGGTGTAGAGGATCTGGTTGCACTGGACCCCTTGTACTTTGTGGACACCAACACAGAACTGCTGGAGCCCATGCGATCACAGTTTACTGATGAGTATCAGAGGCGCCTGCGTTATTATGTGGTCAAGGAATACACTCATGATCCAATATTTTGGAATCTACCCAAGCAACAATTTGGATTTGTGTACTCATTTCATTACTTCAACTTCAAACCCTTGGAAATAGTCAAACAATACATGACCGAAGTGTTTGGACTATTGAGGCCGGGTGGAAGTTTTGTATTCAGCTACAACAACTGCGATCAACAAGGTGCAGTAAGTCTTGTGGAACATCACTTTTGTAGCTACACTCCTGGTAGACTGGTGCGTGAGCATGCACTGATACTTGGTTACGAAATCACCTACGAGCACAACAACAACGGCAGCACCAGTTGGATAGAACTAAAAAAACCGGGTGTGCTGGAAAGTATCAGGGGCGGGCAAGCCCTGGCAGGTATTTTTAGAAAAGAAGATATTGATGCTGTGCCACAGACAATAATTGATGCCACACCACCAGAATCAGTTGACAGATCAACAAAAGATATCTATAATGAACTAGAGCTAATAGCACTGGTTGAGATGGCAGCAATGTTGCCAGTAGACCTCAAGGATGCTACCACAAAGGGGCAACTCAACATTAAAAAAGTTCGCAGAGCAATATCTACCCAGATAGAAGCAATGGGATTGTCGGATGAAAAACTCCGAAGATTGATTATACGTTTTAACAAAAGGACCGAAACATGAAAGACTATTTACTAGATATTGTACAACACACATATGACCTGGGCTGCATTGATCTGATCAAGGTTACTGGCACCGATTCTGCCACCACTGTTGGTGGATTAGCCGAAGACAAATCAGTTATCATTGACGCACAGTTTGCCAGTCCAATGGCTGATTTCATTGGAACTTTTGGCATGCCCAATCTTGGCAAACTCAAGACATTGTTGAACTTGCAAGAATACAGAGAAGATGCCAAACTGGCAGTCACACGCAAGACCAATGGTGAACTGGATGGTATCACTTTTGAAAACAAGATAGGCGACTTTAAAAACAATTATCGGTTCATGGCCAGTGATATTGTGAATGACAAACTCAAGACACTGAAATTCAAAGGTGTAAACTGGCATGTTACTTTTGAACCCACTGTGGCTGCTATCCAACGCTTGCGAATGCAAGCGCAGGCCAATTCTGAAGAACCCAACTTTCAAGTCAAAACTGATGGCAATGATCTCAAGTTCTTCTTTGGTGATCATTCCACACACAGTGGTAACTTTGTGTTCCAGCACAACATTACTGGCACACTGAAGCATGCCTGGTTGTGGCCAGTTAGTCAGGTCATGAGCATTCTGAGCTTGACTGGAGACAAAACCATGCAGATATCTGATGATGGATGCATGCAAATCACAGTGAATTCTGGTCTTGCAGTATACAACTACATTTTGCCTGCACAGACCAAATGATACCACAACTGGTTGATCGCGGGTTTGGTTACGGTTCCGGGACATTGAGTCCGGAACTGTCACAATTTATTGTAAACATTCCCAAGAACGCCAGTAGTTATATGTTGGACTGGGCAAGACGCCATCAGTGGATGACCACAGTGGCAGACGATCACAGCGACACCATAACAGAAATGATTGTGATCTTGCGAGATCCACTGGATCGTTGGATAAGTGGAATAGTGCAATATCTAAACACCTATATACTTTCAGTACAAGGTCCCAATGGTCCTGTGTTTCCTGACGAACCATATTCGCTGTACAACTGGCCCATGGATGCAGTGCAATGGATAGACGCATACAATCAGACCACCGAGCGTTTGATATTTGATGTTGTCAATAGATTTGATGATCATGTGTGGCCACAGCATGAGTTTGTTGAGAACCTGTTGCCCGCTGTCAAGAGAAAATACTTCTTGTTGGATCACAATTTTGATGCAGCAATTGCAGACTATCTTGGATTTGCTCCCTATTCAGATCTAGACTCAAACTCAGCTGGCAACAATGCCAACATGCGACTGTTGCAAAAGTTCTTTGTTGATCGACTACAGCAACGTCCTGATCTTGCGCAGCGGGTGATCGAGGCGTATGCAAAAGATTATGAATTAATAGCCAGAACAAAACAATGACTCAAGATAATTTTACTGAAAAACAACTGGGTCCTGATGGACTAAGTCAATATGCTGTGTTCCTTCCGGCTATCTCTGGATTCTATGCAACATACATAGGCAAACAACGTGATCCGGTAAACGGTCCTTATGTTGCTCCGGGTCGTATGCCCAGTGGTATACCAGACATGGAACAAATGAACTGGCTCAACAGTAGCAAAGCCCTGTTTCCCTACAAGTGGAGCCTGTATTCCGGTGGGCATGCCAATCTAGATCTCAACAAACAGGACTGGTCCGAGGACATGGTTCGTAGTCGCGAGCCTGGCACGTTCATGCTGGGTGACTCAGGTGGGTTCCAGATTGCCAAGGGCCTGTGGGAAGGCGACTGGAAGGCCAACTCAGGCTGTGCCAAAGCACAAAAGAAGCGTGATGCTATTCTCAAATGGCTGGATGGTATCAGTGACTATGCAATGACCCTGGATATTCCTACCTGGGTTATCCATGACAAGAAAGCCAGTGACGCATGTGGCATCAAGACCTTGCCCGAAGCTGTGGCAGCAACCAAGTACAACAACGAGTACTTTATGAAAAATCGTCGGGGAAAACACAACGGCGGAACAAAAATCCTAAACGTGTTGCAGGGCGACAATCACACCAGTGCAGAATCTTGGTATCAAGAGATGAAGGACTATTGTGACCCTGTGAAATACCCAGACACACACTTTGATGGCTGGGCCATGGGCGGACAAAACATGTGCGACGTACACCTGATACTTCGCAGACTGGTGGCACTACGGCATGACAATCTGCTGCAATCAGGCACTCACGATTGGATGCACTTTCTGGGCACAAGCAAACTGGAGTGGGCAGTGTTGCTCACTGTGATTCAACGGGCCATAAGGAAGTATGTGAATCCAACCTTTACCATCAGCTTTGATTGTGCCAGTCCGTTCCTGGCCACTGCAAACGGTCAGGTGTATCACGAAATTGATCTAACACACAATGAAAAATGGAGTTATCGAATGAGCCCCATTGTGGATGACAAAAAATATTCCACAGACACACGCCCATATGGTCCAGCTGTGGTTGCAGAAAAATTTGTGGACCACTTTGATGAAAGCCCAATCAGTAGTCAGTTGCAACTGAAGGATATCTGTGTTTACAAACCGGGTGTTCGTAAAACAGATGCAGAATTGAATGGTGAAATATTTGATCCCAACAACATGACTCACTTTCATGTGCTGCCTGACCTAAACAAAATTGGTAAGAATGGCAAGACCAGTTGGGATAGTTTCTCATATGCCTTGCTCATGGGTCATAATGTTTGGACACATTTGGAATCAGTACAACGAGCCAATCAGACATTTGACGCAGGTGCTGAGTGGCCATACATGATGTGGAATGAAAGTGGCGACCATGCACGATTTGCGGACATTGTGGATGCAATTTTTGCTACCACTGATCGAGACGAGTCAGAAGCCATAATCGAACACTATTCCAAATACTGGATGGATATCATTGGCACACGTGGCTTCAAAGGCAAAAAGACCGTGAATGCCAACACAAAGTTTAATGCTCTTTTTGAAGTGGAAGAGGTTGACTTGACCACAGATGATGCAGTACAATTAAGTACAGCAGCACTAGATCAACTTGAAAACGAGCAGACAAAATGATTAGACAAGGTCACGACGAATCAGTAAAGTTTTTTACAGGCACAGAAGTAGAACATACTCCTGCATTTGGAATGCCCACATTGTTTGTGGTTGGTATTCAAGAGGCGGAATGGATTGCTTATCGCTTGAATGGACGGCGTCATATCTATTTTGGTGCTAATCAGAGTTTCCCCAATCCAGATGTGAATGATGCTGCTGCGTGGAAACCTTGGGAAGACATGATCCAAGGTTTTCTTGATCGCGACTATCTATGCACCCTGGACATAGATGTTCGCTGCGTGGAAGGCCTGCTAGAATCAGGATTGTGTGATTATCGCAACTTCATTCCCATGATCTCGGTCAAGATGCCTTACATACGGCAACTGGGCTACAATGCCACACTCAAACTAGACGACCGAGACTTTGACGCAACCAATCCCGGAGTATGGTGTCATAGTGTTCATGAATTACAAAATCGAGATCACTTCACTGACTGGTCTAAATATACCAAGGACAAAACATTATGAATCAACGAGAACAATCACTAGCAGAGACTCGCGGCAGAATCATGCAGCATGCCCGGCGACAAATTTGGGTCACATTCCAGAAAGAAGGAATCCATAAATATCCAGCTGCTGCCACAGATCCTGCCTTGGCCACTGGAGATGAATATGATGTATCGTTTCTTGCTAGTCCTCACCGCCACATCTTTCATTTCAGGGTGTGGGTCGATGTGTTCCATAATGACCGGGACATTGAGTTCATCCAGTTCAAACGGTGGCTCGAGAATCTGTATCGTGATGCCACTCTTAAGCTAGATTACAAAAGTTGCGAAATGATGGCAGATGATCTTTATGATCAGATTGCTACCCGATATCCAGATCGTTCAGTCTGGATTGATGTATCCGAGGATGGTGAGAACGGTGCATCAATACAGTACAATCTCACCCAACCCGTTCAATCACTTAAACTCTAAAAAGGAGCCATCATGGCCAAATTGTCTTTTAAACCCAATCCCCGTGTGACTGAGATCTTTGAAGATCTCGAAGCGTATCAGGAATTTTGTCAGGAATACGGATATCGCTACAACGAAAGCGATCTCTACAACTTCAAGAGCTATGCATGGCAACAGTTCAACAAGTGGCATCAAGGCAAGAATGCCAAGAACATGTGGTGGGAAGATGCTCGTAGACTGGCTGGATATCGTCCTGCATGAGTGCCTCGAGAGAAAAGGATTCTGCAGACTTTGATCTAGATCGCTTTATCCGCATGTTTGATGAAGCACTGACCAGTGAGGATCCGCGAGTGATTGATGCCTTGCGGGGCCTGCTGATGATTGTTGCACTAACAAGATCTGAATCCAAGCCCTCTATTGAGCGTGGTCCGTTGAGAAGATTGGTGAATGATGTTACCAATCTAAATAGAAGACTAGGCGCTGTTGAAAATCGTGTGTTGGCAGAAAGTTCCCAGGGTATCTCAGCAGACAAGTATCGTGACGGCCCAAAAACATTTGGACAAGTGGAAAGTAGACTTTATCCCAATGAGGTCTGGTTACAAGATCAGCAGGTACAGAAATTGAATCATATTAAAGGACTGGCAATCAAATGACCAAATGGCCGCTGGTCAGTATTTCCAATGATAATATCAGTTGGGTTGCTTTGGAAAATATTTTTACTGATCAGGAACTGGATGAAATTGTCATTCAAGGAAATAGAGTAAAAAAAACATCCGGTACTGTAGGTGGCTCAATTTTAGACTATCGTGTTTGTGATATTGCGTGGTTAAAGTCCAACGAGGTAGAATCAGATTTTGACTGGATATATGCCACTTTAACCGATGCTATTAAAAAAGTTAATAACGAGTATTTTCAATTTGACTTAACCCACCTAACTGCGTTACAATTCACAGTGTACGATGGAAAAAATAACAGCAATTATCAAAAACACATGGATCTTGGGAGATCGTTTCCTAATAGAAAGTTGAGTTTTAGTATTCAATTATCAGACGACAACGAGTACACTGGCGGAGATTTAAGATTTCACTACATCAAAACTCAGCCAGAGATTGCACCAAGAACTAGAGGAAAAATAATTTTCTTTCCAACCTGGACAGTTCACGATGTTACTACGGTGACCCAAGGCATACGATACAGTTTGGTGGGTTGGGTAAACGGTCCAAATTTTAAATAAACAGAGGCATATTTTATGAGAAAACTATACTACATGGGACTTGAAAGTTACAAAGCCCGTTACACTCTACAACTAACAGAATGGAATAGACGTGTGTTTGATCGTCGAGGACTGGATGTTGTGTATGTGCCAGGCATAACTATAGATAACACACAAGCCATCAGTGTCGGCCAAGTTCTGGACGCACATGGGCGCAGTTACTTTGGTATGAGCCAGATGATGAACTTGGTGCAACTCATGAAGAATGGTGAGGTCACACATGAAGACGTTATCTATTTTGAAGACATGTTTCAGCCAGGTATTGAATCACTTCCGTACATACTGGACCAGGTACCTGCTGAACTGCGGCCTCGCATTTATGTTCGTTGTCTCGCTCAGTCTATCGACCCTGATGATTTTGTTCACGTGTGGGGTATGGCTAAATGGATGGGACTTTATGAGCAAATGGTTAATGAGTTTGTAACTGGAGTACTTGCCACCAACGAGGAGATGGTCGCTCACATGCGTATTGCAGGGTGGCGTGCTCCTATCTACAACATCTCAGGACTAGCATTTGGCAAAGAAGAAGTGCAAGAACGTATAGGTGGTCCAGCAGGTATTCAGCCATTTGGTTCTCGACGCCATCGTGTGGTGTTTTCTGCAAGATGGGATCAGGAGAAGCAGCCGGATTTCTACATGGATTTAATTGAAGCGTACCATCGCCGTCATCCCTTGACTGCTGTGGAGTTTTGCATTTGCTCGGGCGGTGTGCTAAAGTCCAACAATGACTCCTACATGGCCAGAACCCATGAACTAGAATCTGCAGGCAAACTAACTATTCACCAGGACCTAGGCAAGAATGAATACTACAACATTGTCAATGACAGCCGTGTGGTGTTCAACTGTGCGCTACAAGACTGGGTATCAAACACAGTAAGCGAAGCAGACGCACTAGGATGCAATGTGTTGTATCCTGCTTATAGAAGTTTTCCTGAAACGTTTTCTAACGACCACGAAAGACTGTATGTGCCTTGGTCCATAGAAGATGCCTTGAACAAACTAGAAAAGTTGTTGTTAAAGCCACATGAAAACATGGGTCGGATCAGCGACTGGAACAACGGCACCGTTGATCGTGTGATTGACATTATCAACGGCACAGGAGAGCAATGGAATCGTGCAGGTAATAGATATCGGGATCATGCTGCCACAGCCAAGTATCACATAGCAAAGATTAAAGAATAACATGCAGATGGATTCCGTGAAATGGGTTCATGTCGAGGCTAGTTCAAGATGCAATGCATGGTGTCCAGCTTGCCCAAGAAACAATTACGGATTTGGTCTTGCGTCTGGACTGATTGAACAAGATCTAGAGCCAGGTATTTTTGAAAATATTGTTTCTCAGTTGCCAAATTTACATGGCGTACAATTGTGTGGAAATTTTGGTGACCCAATTGCATCTAGGTACCTTAATGAAATTATAGATATTTCAAAAAAATATGCTAAAAAAATACAGATCCACACCAATGGCGGATTAAGAAGCATCAGTTGGTGGAAAAAATTAGCTGCCAGACTAGAAAATGTCGAGCATGATGTTTGGTTTGGTATTGATGGATTAGCTGGTGTTCATGAGATATATCGGCAAGGAACAGATTTTAACAAAGTAATCAAGAACGCACAGTCGTTTATTGGCAACGGAGGATATGCAACTTGGCAATTTATTCCATACCTGCACAACGAGCATCAACTGATGGAATGTATGAAACTGAGCCAAACATTGAATTTTAAAAAATTTAAATTGGCAAAACTTTATCGAACTCAAACCACAGCAAAACATTACAAAACTGGAGAAGAGTTTGATCTATTGCCTACCATCAAATTTAGTTCAGTGATCAACATCGACTCAATTAAAAAAACAGTCAAGTCTGAAAATTGCATGCACTTGTCAATGCCAAGCATATATATTTCAGCCAATGGTATGTTAAGCAGATGCTGTTATTTTTCTGGCATTGATCAATATCAAACCCTAGACAAATTGTCAAACATATCTTTCAATTTAAGTGATAAAAAATGTATAAAGGCGTGTGGATAATATGAAACAAACAATTGTAGTTACTGGTGCCGCAGGCTACATCGGCGGTGAAATTGCTCTGCTGTTGAAAGATGCAGGACACACTGTGGTTGGCATTGATCGCAGACCCTTGCCATCACATCTTCGAGACGTCATGGACTTTGTGCAGGCAGACTTTGACAGCGACGAATCATATCGTAAGTTGATAGCCGTGCGGCCCACGGCCGTCATACACTGTGCAGGCACCAGCTTGGTTGGTCCTAGTGTTTTACACCCGTCTGAATACTACCACAACAACGTGACCAAGACTCTTAATCTGCTGAACATTGTTATGGCTGCAATCCCGCAAGCCAGATTCATCTTTAGTTCAAGTGCCGCGGTGTATGGTGATCCTGTGATAAATCCGTGTCACGAAGTTGACCCCAAAGAACCCATCAGTCCCTACGGTGAAAGCAAACTGATGGTGGAACAGATCCTGGCAAGTTATCATCGTGCATACGGCCTGGATTATGTGGCATTTCGATATTTCAATGCCTGTGGTGCAGACAGTCAAGGCCGCCACGGACAGGAGCCTGGCGCAACACACATCATTGCTCGAGTACTAGAAAGCATAGCTGATGGTAAAGAGTTCACACTCAATGGCATTAACTATGCCACGCCGGATGGCACTTGCGTTCGAGATTATGTGCATGTGGAAGACATTGCACGGGCACACAGACTGGCTCTGGACCCTCAAGTTTCTTCGGGTGTGTATAATCTAGGCACCAGCACCGGAATTAGCAATCAAGAAATTATCACACAAGCACAAGAAATCACTGGGCATGCTGTGGTCATGACCATTGGTGCAGCTAGACCAGGTGATCCACCTGTGCTGACTGCTAGTGCAGCCAAGATTGATGAGATTTCAGGTGGTGCATGGCGCAGGCATAATCTACATGACATGATATCGCATGCATGGGCATGGTATAATCGATAAATCGATAGCATGTTCAACAAGATACTTGAGTTTGAAACTGCACTGGCCGAATATACTGGTGCACCTTATGCAATCATGACTGATTGCTGTACCCATGCTATTGAACTGTGCTTGAGACATGATCAGCCACCATCAGTCACGTTCACACCCTACACCTATCTAAGTATTCCCATGCTGATGCACAAGCTGGGCATTGAATACACTTATCTAGATCATGCATGGCAACGTTGGACCACTGAGTATCAGTTTCACAACACCAGGATCTGGGATAGTGCTAGACACATGGAACGCAACATGTATCGTCCAGGACAGATGCAGTGTGTGAGTTTTGGTCACGGCAAACCCCTAAGCGTGGGTCGTGGTGGTGCTATCCTGTTGGATGACCCAGCAGCATACGAGATCATGATTCAGCAACGCTATGACGGTCGTGATCTTGCCATTGTACCTTGGCCTGCGCAACGAACATTTCGAGTCGGTTACCACTATAAACCCACCATAGAAGAAGCTGTGCAGGCTTTGACTGTGTTGCAAGGGTTTGAGCAAACACCACCCAACATGCCTCTGGTAGTTTATCCTGATTGCAGAGAAATTTCTATTACATCTTGACACTACGACCTAAATAGTGTATACTTAACAAACGCAATCCACTACGCTATCATCGGAGAATAAAAATGGACACAAGTAAAAATTTATCGCAAGTGATTCGCGATCGAATGAATGGAGACGGCAAAAGATTCTGGGCCGGAGATAACATTAGTGATTATCTTGAAGAAGACGACAAAGAAATCTTGATTCGAGAAGCCACAGTGGCATTTGAACAAGTGTTAGACACATTGTTGATTGATCGCAAAAACGATCCCAACAGCCAAGGCACAGCCCGACGCTTGGCCAAGATGTACTACAACGAAATAATGGCAGGAAGATATGAACCAGCACCAGACGCAACAGCATTTCCAAATGATTCGCAAGACCGTTACGAAGGTATGTTGGTGGTACGTAGTGAGTTGCGTTCTATGTGCAGTCATCATCATCAGCCCGTTAGTGGTGTCGCTTACATTGGCATCATCGCCGCACAAAAACTTATTGGTCTTAGCAAGTATACTCGTATTGCTCAGTGGTGTGCTCGTCGCGGGACTCTCCAGGAAGAACTTTGCAACGACATTGCCAGAGAAATAATGAAGGCCACCGACGCAGAAGATGTGGCAGTGTACATACAGGCTATTCATGGCTGCTGTGAAAATCGCGGCATCATGGCACACTCTAGTCTCACACAGACCACAGTATTAAAAGGTGCATTTAACACTGATCAAAGCACCAAGAAAGAGTTCTTTGACAACATCAAACTGCAACAGGAGTTTGCACCGCGATGAAACAGTACATTTCCAACCAGGCCCGCACTGTGTTTTTGCCCTGGGAACCGGGCATGATTGAATGGTTGCAGGCCAACTATCCCTACAGTAGATATCATGTGGTGGAGGTTGCATGACACAGTATGACACACTGGAGCATGCTGCCCGCATGGGTTCTGCACCCTGGACACAAACGGTTCCAGACCTGAGCGACTTTCACGTGGCAGTGTTTCGTGATCTGTTTCCAGTCACTCACGGTCACTTGTTGTTTGTGCCCAGATTCAATACCGTGGCAGTGATTCGAGACTGTTTTGAAGCTGCTATATTTGAAGGTAATCGAATGTTCAGAGCCGGTGAATGTGATGCATTCAACATAGGCATGAACTCGGGTACTGCTGCCGGACAAACAGTAATGTATCCACATGTGCATTTGATTCCAAGGCGAACTGGTGACTGTGCTGATCCTGTGGGTGGTGTACGGGCAGTAGTACATGGTCAAGCCAACTATCATTCTGGTGGTTATCAATTGCCGTCATAAGTACTGATCTAACAGCGGTCTTTGAGCATCATCCCGCTATACAAACTCTGCTGCCTATGCTATAATACACATAGGAGAAAATCATGGCAAAGAAATATTTTTCAACAAAAACATACAAGCAAATTGGACCTGTTGCTTATCGTCAGTGGCGTGCCCAAAGCCACTGCAATCTAATTCATGGTTATGCCATGAGCTTTCACTTTGAATTTGAAGCAGACACCCTGGATGCTAGAAACTGGGTTACAGACTTCGGCGGACTAAAGCCACTCAAGGCCAGTCTTGAAGAATGGTTTGACCACACCTTGCTGGTAGCACAGGATGATCCCATGCGTGAACACCTGCTGGAACTGGGCCGACTCAAATTGGCCAAGATCACAGAAGTTGAAAAAACCGGATGCGAAGGCATTGCTGACTTCCTGTACGAGTATGTGAACACAATCTTCTTGCCCAACTGCGGTAGCGAAGAAGCGGCTCGTGTCTGGTGCTGCAAGGTAGAAGTTCGCGAAACAGACTCTAACATGGCTGGTCGACAAGGACATCGTGAGGACAATGAGTTCCAGGACTGATGGATATCAGTGTATTATTGCCCACTAGAGGGCGGTCGGATGCTCTCATGAGCAGCATCGAAAGTCTACGCAGTCTTGCGGAAGATTTTGACACCATTGAAATCCTGTTTGGTATTGACAATGATGATGTTGTGGGCATGGAGAACATGCTGCACAACGTACTTCCCTGGATCGAGACTCACAAAATCAATCACAGGATAGTTGTGTTTGAACCATATGGTTATAATAATTTACATCGATATGTGAATGGCCTGGCCGAGAACAGCAAAGGCGCCTGGTTGTTTTTCTGGAACGACGATGCAGTAATGACCACTACAGGATGGGACGCACGTATACGTGAGCGAATTGGCGAGTTTAAACTGCTGAGTGTACACACGCACAATGAACACCCTTACAGCATTTTTCCTATCCTACCAAGAACCTGGTTTGAAATTCTAGGACACATTAGTCAACACAGCAGCAATGATGCGTATGTGAGCCAGATTGCTTATTATCTAGACATATTTGAACGCATTGAAGTGTATTGTGATCACAATCGTTACGATATAACTGGTATCAACAATGACGCAACCTATCAACAACGCCGTGTAATGGAAGGTGATCCTGGTCAACCCGGAGATCTAAATCATCCCGACATGATAAAATTACGTGGACATGATACTGCTACCCTGGCTACCTGGATGCAAGACCACGGCCATGACCTGACATTTTTTGTTGACGCCTGGGAGGGCAGGCAGGATCCCTGGGTCAAAATGCGAGCCAACGACATCAACAATCAAGTTGATGCCACAGCACGAAGAGTAAATACCACATGACAAAAAAGAAAATCAGCTTCGTTCAACCCAATTTTCAGCAAGGTCCCAAAGAGTTCAATGCCTACTATTTGCCTTATTCAGCCGGTGTAATCTTGAGTTATGCCCTGGCCAGCAAAAAAGTCAGTGCAGCATGGGAATTGGATCACTTGGTCTGGCGTAGAGAGCCAATTGAGGCCCTGGCCGCAAAACTCAGCACCAGTGATGTAGTGGCATTCTCAACTTATGTGTGGAATCACCGATACAACTACAGATTGGCACAAAGAGTCAAGGCCCTTAACCCCATGTGTTTGATTGTGTTTGGCGGTCCTGAGCCTGCTATCGAACATCCTGACTTGTTTGAAAAAGAGCCTTTCATGGATCTTGTGATCAAGATGGAAGGCGAAATGACTTTCCGACACATCCTAGAAGACCACGGATCTGATTACACACATATTCCTGGGCTCTTGATCAATTCTCCCACTGGCCTGATCAACACTGGAGATCCAAAACGTATCAATGATCTAGATGAGGTTCCTAGTCCATATCTAACAGGCATATTTGATCGCATGATGGCTGACAATCCTGATGTTATCTGGAATGCCACACTGGAAACGAACCGCGGCTGTCCATATCAATGCACATTCTGCGACTGGGGCAGTCTTACCTACAACAAGGTCAAGAAGTTTGAACTTGAACGTGTGTATGACGAACTGGACTGGATTGGCGAACACTGTGGATTTGTCACAATCACTGATGCCAACTTTGGTATGTTTGTAGAACGTGACAACATGATCGTGGACAAACTGATTGAAGTTCAAAAGCGTTGGGGCAAACTGGAAAGTTTCTCCATGACCTGGGCCAAGAATCAAAAGAACGAAGTAGTAGATATTGTGAAGAAACTGATCAACGAGAGTCCCAACTTTGGACAAGGTCTCACTGTCAGTGTACAGAGCATGGACAATGACGTGCTGGAAAATATCAAACGTAGAAATCTTGATCAGCACAAGATTGATGAGATCTTTGCGTTATGTGACAAAAACAATATTCCTGTGTACACAGAACTGATTCTGGGCCTGCCTGGCGAAACAGTGGAGTCCTGGAAAGAAGCATTCTGGAAGATCTTCCGAGCAGGCAATCACGGTGGTATCAACATCCTACAATGTCAGCTGTTGGAAAATGCAGAGATGAACCTGTTGCAGAAAAAACTCTACAAGCTGGAATCAGTGCCGGTGTATGACTACATGAGTGGCAGCTATGGTGATGTTGATCTTAATGAAAGCATTGACGTGGTGGTAAGCACCAAGACCATACCACGAGAAACCATGTTGGATACTCTGGTGTGGTCAAGTTTTATCCAGACCTTTCACATCAACGGACTGTCAACCTACATTGCCAGATATCTGGCCAAGCATCAAGATATTGATTACTCCGAGTTCTACGAAGACCTGTATGCATGGGTACAAAAAGATCTTTGGTTTCAGTTGCAATTTATTGAGACACGCAGTTATTTTGAAAACTGGATGACCAAGGGTCGTATTGATCATCCTAGAATTGGCAACATTGAAGTGTTTGGCTGGAACCTCATGCACCGAACCACCTTGTACATGGTCAAAGACAAAATGATCAACTATGTGTTTGAATCACTTGACAAATTCCTGAGTAACCACTATAATATAGATTCACAAGTGAAACGCCAATTGTTGCAGTTTCAAAGGAACTATGTGATTGACTATAGAGATTTGAAATCTCTACCAATTACACAGGAATTTGATTATGACTTCTTGGGATATATCTTGGACAATACTGAATTGGAAAATAGCACTGTTTATCAATTTGCTACCACAGAATCACCAAGCATGAGCGAAGATCGATTTTTAGAGAACATGTACTTTGGGCGAAAACGCAATTTTGGAAAAACCACTATCACATACGCAACAACATGAGTTTACTTGAACAAAATCCCAACATAGATATCAGTGTACTGTTACCAGTTCGCGAACGGCCGGGTCCCATGGAAGATTGTCTGCGCACACTAATCGACAACGCATCAGCACCAGAACGAATTGAAGTGCTGATTGCGTTTGACGATGATGACACAGATACCATTGAGTATTTTGTTGATGTGGTTGCTCCGTATTTGGACAGCAAAAAAGTCACATATACTGCCATGCAATTCAAACGGCTGGGCTACATCAGACTCAATGAATATCTCAACAAGCTGGCTGAAAATAGTCAAGGCGCATGGATGTTCTTCTGGAATGACGATGCAGTAATGACCACTGCCGGTTGGGATGACGTCATACGCTCTCACAATGATCAGTTTGCCTTGCTCAGAGCTGAGACCAATCATGAACATCCATATGCTATATTTCCCATCCTGCCACGCAAGTGGGTAGAAATTACAGGACACCTGTCTCCTCATCAAATCAATGATGCATGGACTAGCCAGATTGGATGGATGTTGGATATTGTGGTCACTATACCTGTGATGATCGAACATCAACGCTATGACCTAACTGGTATGAATGGCGATGACGTTTTCAAGAATCGTCCTATGCTGGAAGGTAATCCCAACAACCCCAGAGACTTCAATCATGTTACATGGCGTAAACGTCGCATGCAAGAAGCCATGATGATTGGCAACTATCTAGCACCACTTGGCTACGATCTAACCCACTTCAGACTGGGCCTAGATAACAAAATAGATATATGGGAAAAGATGGCAGCCCTGGACAAAAAAGGCCTGATGAAACAATGGAAGATACACGAACTTGACCACTGAACTAATAGACAAAATCAAGCAGTACTGGAATGCACAGCCCTGCAACATCAAGCACAGTTTGAGTGTGCCTGGTACAGAACAGTACTGGAATGAAGTTACTGAACGTAGATTTTTTGTAGAGCCGCATCTGCGTGACTTTGCTGGTTTTCACTTGTGGCGTGGCAAACGTGTGCTGGAAATAGGATCCGGTATTGGATCTGATGCTGTGGAATTTGCACGCCATGGTGCTGACTACGTGGGCATTGATCTTTCTGCAGAATCTGTGGCCATGAGTCGTCAACGATTTGACCTGTTTGATCTAGCTGGAGAGTTCCATGTGATGGATGCTGCTGATAGTGCAGCCGTGGCCAGTCTGGGACAGTTTGATCTGGTGTACTCATGTGGTGTATTGCATCACTATCCTGATATGACTGCATGCTTGGACAATATTCATAATGCATTGAAGCCCAATGGTGAATTCCGTATGCTGGTGTATGCAAAAAATTCCTGGAAGTATGCCATGATCCAAAAGGGTCTGGACCAATTTGAAGCACAATCCGATTGCCCATATGCCAAAGCCTACAGCCGAGAAGAAATTTACGATCTACTACAAGGACAATTTGAGGTCCTAAGGATTAGACAAGATCATAATTTCATGTATAATGTACCCAAGTACCGTCAAGGCGAGTACGAACTAGAACCTTGGTTTGCTGCCATGCCCGAAGACATGCGAGCAGCAGTCAAAGAATATCTAGGATGGCATTTGTTGATTAAAGCACGGAAAATATGAGCAAACTAAAAATAGCAGAGCTGTTTTACAGCATACAAGGTGAAGGACGTTACATGGGGGTGCCCAGTGTGTTCTTGAGAACATTTGGATGCAACTTTAAATGTGCGGGCTTTGGAATGCCGCAGGGCAAATCCAGCCAAGAGGTTGAAGCAATTGCCGCACGTATCACAGAATTCAAAGATTACACTGAGCTTCCACTTGTCAGCACAGGCTGTGACAGCTACGCCAGCTGGGATCCGCGATTTAAAGATCTAAGTCCAATGCTTGAAAGCAATGCTATTGTAAATCGCATTATGGAAATACTTCCGCAAAAGCGTTGGGAAGATGAGCATCTGGTTATCACAGGTGGTGAGCCCTTGCTGGGATGGCAACGTGCTTATCCAGACCTGCTGTCACATGCTAGTATGAATAGACTCAAAGAGATCACATTCGAGACAAACGGTACTCAAAAACTTGATTCCAAATTTAAAGAATATTTGACAGACTGGACCCTAGGTAGCGACGAAAGAGAAATTACATTCAGTGTCAGTGCCAAACTCAGCTGCTCTGGTGAATCAAGACATGAAGCTATTCAGCCAGAGATTGTGTGCGAGTACCAAGACTTTGGCAACACATATCTCAAACTGGTAATTGCCACAGAGCAAGATGCCGAAGAAGCATTGGAAACAGTCGACATCTATCGTGCAGCCGGATTTACAGGACATGTTTATCTAATGCCAGTAGGTGGTGTGGAAAGTGTGTATGCTTTGAACAACCGTGCTGTGGCAAACTTTGCCATGAAGAACGGATTGCGTTATAGTGATCGGCTGCAGGTGCCCTTGTTCAAGAACGAATGGGGCACTTGATGCCAGAGGCAAGTGTGACACAGAAATCTCGATCTCAAGATTGGGGACTTGGTCGAATCAGAAACTGGAAACTAGTTCTGTGCATTTTACCTAAAATTTGTTTCTTGACTGGTCGTCGACTCTGGGGCAAGCGGTGTTACAAGGGCACCCGAATGATCACAGGACCTGGCGAGCCTGTTATTGAAAATTACTACATAGACAAGTTTGAATTCTTGATCTGGCAACTAAAAGGAAATCGTTATGGGACTGTTTGATAAATTTTTCAAGCCAAAAAAGGCAGCTGAGGCACCGGTGGCACCCGCTCCGCCCAAACCCAAGGCACCGGTCAAGAGTGCTAAACAACTGGCAACCGAAAGCAATGAGCCATATGTGAACATCTTGAGCCTGGACGTGGATCTTGACAATCTGCATCAGGGTGCGTTTGAACTGGACTGGAACGAAATCTTTGTGGCACGACTGGTCAAAGCCGGCTACATGATCAAGAAGGACGACACCGACGCTGAGATTGTGGATCGTTGGTTCCAGAATGTGTGCCGACATGTTGTGATGGAAACCTGGGAACAGGAAGAAGCCATAAACAAATCAGGTGTGTGGGTACGCAGTACCAGTATTGGTGACGGTCGTTCTGAAGTATCGTGATTCTCTACGTCAACGGTGACAGTCATGCTGCTGCCGCTGAAGCAGCAGTCCCACATGCCTGGGCACAGGATGACAGCATGTACTGGGGTCTAGGACAGCAGCCGCACCCTGACAACGAACGTGCGAGCTTTGGCTGCGAATTGGCCAACTGGCTACGAGCAATACTGTATCTTGATGCACAAGCAGGTGGATCCAACTCACGCATCATGCGAACCACCCGAGACTGGATCAAACAAAACAAACAAGACGTATCAGACCTGTTTGTGCTGATTCAATGGAGCACATGGGAACGGCAAGAATGGTGGCATGATAATACCTGGTGGCAGGTCAACGCCAGCGGCACGGATCAAGTGCCTGCGGAATTACAAGATCGATATCGGCAGTTTGTGACTGCGATAGACTGGACCAAGTGCAGTGAACAAGCACACGAAGACATTTGGCAATTTCATTGTGAACTTGAACAGCAGGGTGTGCGGCACTTGATGTTCAACGGTAACAGTCATTTTGGCAGTATCACACAGCAGCAGGACTGGAAAGCCACTTACATGAGCCCATACAGTGCTGATCAAACCTATGACTCGGTGCTCCGCCGTCGAGGATTTTGCACAGTAAATGCAGATAGTTGGCATTTTGGACAAGATGCCCATTGCTTTTGGGCGGAACATGTGTTACAATACATCAAAGATAACCAACTACTGGGCCCTGATGAAATACCTTCTTATTGACACAAGCAACATGTTCTTTCGAGCACGGCATCAGGCACACCGTGCTGCGGACTCCTGGACCAAACTGGGCTTTGCACTATACTTGACCTTGATGAGTGCCAACAAGGTTGTGCGGCGGTTCCAAGCAGACCATGTGATCTTCTGTTTAGAAGGGCGCAGCTGGCGTAAAGATCACTACAAGCCCTACAAGGCCAATCGTGCTGTGGCTCGTGCTGCCATGAATGATGAACAGGCCGAAGAAGACAAACTGTTCTGGGAAACCTATGATGAGCTGACCAAATATCTCAGCAACCGGACCAATTGCAGTGTGATACGTGAGCCCCAGGCCGAAGCGGATGACATCATTGCACGATGGATTGCCCTACACCCCCAAGACGAACACATAGTGGTCAGTTCAGACACAGATTTTGTGCAGCTGATTGCACCCAATGTCAAACAGTACAATGGTATCACTGATGAGCTGATTACCTTGGATGGCATCTTTGATGTCAAGGGTCAACTGATCAAGGACAAAAAGACCAAGTTGCCCAAGACTGTGCCTGATCCTGCTTGGTTGTTGTTTGAAAAATGCATGCGTGGCGATACCAGTGACAATGTGTTCTCAGCGTATCCTGGTGTGCGAACCAAGGGCACCAAGAACAAGGTTGGACTAGAAGAAGCATTTGGCGACATGGGCAAGAAAGGCTATGCCTGGAACAATCTCATGTTGCAGCGTTGGACAGACCACAATGGTGAGGAACATCGTGTGCTGGATGATTACGAACGCAACCGCGCCTTGATTGACCTCACCGCACAGCCACAAGAGATCAAGGACCTGGTAGATGCTGCCATACGTGCTCAAGTGAGTCACAAGGACGTGGGTCAAGTGGGCAGTCACTTTTTGAGATTCTGTGGCAAGTATGAATTGGTCAAATGCAGCGACTCAGCAGACAGCTTTGGACGCTGGTTGAATGAAACCTATAAAGGAGTATTGAATGAACATAGTAGCTAAACCCATAGTCAAAGATCAGTTTTGGATTTTGAAACAGGACGATCGCAAGGTCGGCAACATTGAAGCCACTGATGATGGCTTTGCAGTCAAAATCAACAACAAGATTACGCCATTCAAGACCATGGCCATGATCCGTAAACAAGGCGATATCGAATTTGCTGCGGTAGGCAATCGACCGTCAAAGGAGCCTGCCAGTTATCAGGTGCAGGGTTATCCATCTGGTTCACGAGTGTACAACCCTATCTGGGATGTGCAACACAAGTTGCCCCTGTACACCAAGAATAAAAAATCCAGATCCTGGTATGCTGCTGGCTGGTATCAGGTCAAACAACGCAGAACATGGACTATTGAGCAGAGTCCCAAACTTATTACCTTGCAGCGTTATCAATATCAAGGTCCATTTTACACCAAAGAAGAAGCCAATGTCAAACCTCTTCCGTGATCAGGAAAAATTCATGCGGGCCTGCGACCAAACGGTTGCACAACACAACATGGCACAGTTCATGTTGTATAGAAATCTGATTGAGGAAGAATGCAAAGAACTGGCGCAGGCATGCGAAACAGATGATGCAGTAGAAACACTAGATGCCCTGATTGATATCTTGGTTGTGACCATTGGTGCTATTCACTCTATGGGTGCTGACGGTGAAGGTGCCTGGAAAGAGGTCATGGCCACAAACTTTGCCAAGATTGGTGAAGATGGCAAGGTGCGCAAGCGTGAAGATGGCAAGGTGCTCAAACCACAAGGCTGGGTCGCACCTGACCTCAAACCGTTCCTAGAGCGAAAAGGCGCATTCAACAAGTTCTCCTGATGAGCATACATATAAATCGATTTGTTGATTCAGTCAAAGCACACGAGTCTCGCGGGCAAAAGGACTTTGTCATGAGCCTGCGAGATGCCAAAGACCTGCACAGTGACATAACCAAAATGCTACTGGCAGTCACTGAACTGCAACGCCGACTGCTGGACACAAACAATTCACAGATCGTCAACGTGGAACTCTCGGGCAAAGACTTTTAAACTACATACATTTCTGATAAATAAATGTAGGAGTATTACTGCATGAGTCGCCCAAAGCCAAAGGTGTTGATAGAAAACACCAACAAACAAACTTACAAATCTGAGCAAGTGTTGGCCAGCGAAGGTATCTGGGCAGTATTTTTTGACAACCTACCCATCAACCTAAAGACTTCTAATCTGCTGACTCAGTATCCCGGACCCAAGTACAAAAAGGTTTCGTTTTCGAACAGAGGACATGCAATTAATCTTGCACGAAAATTGAATGTTCAATTTCGAACTACAAAGTTTACGGTTATTCTGTTGTCTGGCGGAACCCAGGTATATCCTTAACCCTACAATTTTCACCGTGCCACCTGGCAAACATAGCAACCGTAACATTCTTGCCGCAGTATTGACAAGTTTTTCTAGGATGCTGTATACCCGTCTTAGCCAGGCTCATTTTTTCTTTGGTTTCTGCTGAACGTGTTAAATGTAAAGATAACATTGTTGCAGAAGTTTTTTCTTTTGTAACTTGACTAGGTTGCCGCAATTTATACAGATGCTCGATAAATCCCAACTCACCCAACAAATCTTACAAGGCTTGCCGCCAGACGATTGTCCTGCGTTTGACGAAGCATTTGCCGCCTGGTGGATGGATTCTCGCGACAGGGGCGGCATGCGACTGACCACAGCAGGTTATCAGGCCATGGCCACAATTGATATTGCGGCGTATGTGTTTGATATTCCACCAAGTATGCCTATGCTGCCCAGACATCTGCTGCTGATGGATCGAAAGCTAGATTGCCCTTATTATCTCAAGACAGGAAAGAAACCGCAGATCACCTTGTTTGGCAGCGAGCAGGCCTTGATGCTGACCATGTACGGGGATTTGAACAGATTCATGCGGTATCTGGAACGCACCTAGCGGTTGACCTTTATTGCCCAAAATGCTATAATACGAGCATGAACACAAAAACACAGCACAGTGTGAAGGCAAAAATTCATGTTACTTGGCAGGACAATCACAAGTATTTTCATGGAAAGTTACCCACAAGGCGTTGGGGATTTTGTGAAATTGCAAGGACTGTGATCATTGAGCCTGATCCGCATGACGTTTATGACAGCGGAAATTACGGCCATATCCTGGTTGGGGGCAAAAAAGTTTGTGTTGTCAACGGCTGCGGAAGTGAAATTTTGTTCGAAATCCGTTGAATAATTCGGTTGACCATTATTCGCCGAAATGCTATAATACACGTATGGAAGCAAAAAACACACCCCGTAAAAAGCGAACAGATCGTACACATGCAATCTACATGCTGCAATCTGGTGCTGATTTCTACATTGGCGTCACTGCCAAGACTGCCGGCACAGTGAACCGAAGTGTGCAGACTCGTTTCAACAAGCACGTTTATCGCAGCAGAACTGAAGACAAGAGCTGGGCACTGTATGAGTGCATGCGTGAGCGCGGTGCAGACAGTTTCACAGTGGTGATCGTGGACGTGGTGCGCGGCAAGAGTGCTGCGCATACACTAGAGCGTGAGCTCATACGTGAGCACAAACCCAACTTGAACAGCGATGTTCGTGGGTGCTGATCGGGTTGACCCTTATTCACCCTAATGTTATAATACACACATACACAGCAACAAGGAGCCCAAAATGATCAAACAATTTGTCCAAGTTAGTGCCCACAAAGACAGCAATAATTTTGCACATTGTAGCAATCTGAGTCTGATGGCTGATCGCGATATGAGTGCCACACAGGCCCTGCATTACTTGCAGGACATGGCAGATCAGTATGCGCTGAATGGATATGCTATTGAATGGATCCGTGAGGACTGGGATGCGGCCTACGAAGAAATGTACGGCGAACTGTTTGAGTCCTGTGTTGCACTAAACTAAAACAGGAGAATTGAAATGAACGAACAATTTATGAAACTATTGGACCAGGCTCGTGAATTGGCCAATGAAGTGTTTGATTATGACGGCTCAGATTACGCTGAGATTGTTCAAGAAAAATTTGCCGAACTGATTGTGCAGAAATGTGCAGTACAATGCAATCACAATGATGACATGGATCGTATTCTAGAACATTTCGGAGTTGAACAATGAAAAAAGCTGTTGCGTTATTGATGTGTGGTTTGCTGTGTGTGGGTGCACCGGCCCAGACCTGGGATTTTAACAATTCTGGCAGCAGAATATTTGACATGAGCAAGAACCAAACAGAAAAGACCGTTGTGACTGTGCGATACGTTCCTGCAGCCAAACTACTGGAGGCATGCAATGCACAAAGTCGTGAGTTTGGATACAACGGTTTTCCGGGCGGTGCCCTGGCCTGCTCCTGGAACTGGCCTGATCGCTGCTACATAATCCTGCCGGAAAAGGTAGACATGCGAACAGTGGGTCATGAGTTCTTGCATTGCCTACAAGGCCAGTGGCATTGATAATCATGTGGGTGCTGTTGGTCATAACCATCATGGCAGGAGGGGAACAGCCTGCCAGATTTGACAGTGCCATTTACGCTGGTCAGGCCGCTTGTGAACGGGCCAAAATCCAGGCCGAGCGCAGACCCGCTACTGTGGGCTATTGTTCATTCCAAGCCAACAGAAAATCCTAGGTTGACCTTTATTGCCCGAAATGCTATAATACATACATAGCAGCAAGGAGCGACACATGATGGTTATGGTAGCAAAAACAACAGACGGACGATTTGTAGAAGTCGTGCGGGTTGCTGAAACTGTGGCCTTCAGTACCGAGCCTGGCTGGGTGATGATATGCATGGACTGGCAACAATCTGAACGCAGAAAGAGCCAGTTCAGATGGGTACCTGCCAGCACCAGATTTGAATGGGTACGGGAATTTGTAGGAGTTGAAGAATGATGAAAGATTTTATGTATGAACAACAACGGGAATCTATTACCGAAGAATGGGGTGATGAGATATCGCAGCCTCTACTTTCGGAAAAACTAAATGTGCCCCGAGTGAGTTACAGGATCTATTACTCTAAAGACAATCTAACCCGTAGAATTTTTATCTTCCGTGGCAACTGCACACCAGCAGAGACTGAAACGATGCTAGGGCTAGGATTTACTTTTGCTAGTGACGGCGATACAGGAAACATTCCCGACCAACCAGTAGAGGTTTGCGGACCGAAAGTTGACAAAAAAATGAAAAAGCTGCTACAATAGAGCAATTAAAGAAAAGAATTTTAGAACACACATCTGGATGGAAAGAACATGAATGGTGTGTGGAATACATAAGGAATACAAAATGACAACATGGATAACCTCGGACACACATTGGGGACACAAAAATATCATGAAATTTTGCCCTGAGTCACGGGCACGGTTTCGTGACGATGTGGCCTACATGAACGAGGCCATGATTCGAGAATGGAACGACCTGATTGGCACAGATGACACTGTGTACATTCTGGGCGACGTGGCATTCTTGCCTGCGGAAAAAGCCGTGGCAACTGTGCGTCGACTGAATGGAGTCAAGATTCTAGTGGAAGGCAACCACGACCGCAAGTTGTTGCAAGATCAGGATTTCCGTGACTGCTTTGCACAGATACACAAGTACCTGGATGCACAGTTCAACGAAACCAAAGTGGTGATGTTTCACTATCCCATAGCAGAGTGGGACCAGATGCATCGCGGTGCTGTTCACTTTCATGGACACTTGCACGGCAGCACCAGCAGCCTGGAAAATTATCGTGCGCTGGATGTGGGCATGGATGCCACTGGCGCAATTGCTATCACCATGGAACGTGCTATTGCACAAGCCTTAAAGGGCAAGATCAAGGGTCATCATGTTTAGAGAAAAACTAAAACAGTATGTGGAATCATCCAATCTGGTGAACCGCCGAGAATGTGGCGATGGTATCTACGTACTCAAGTACAAGAAGAAGGTGTTCTACGACAACCTCTGGGACGAGTACATTGCCGAATGTCGCGGAAGTATTGTGGATCGTGATTTCAACTTGGTTGCTTATCCCTTCACCAAGATCTACAACTACGGCATCGAAAAGTCTGCACCTGTGCTGGCCAACGATGTTCATGTGACTGCTTATCGCAAGGTCAATGGTTTCATGGTGGCTTGCACATGGTATCGGGACGATGTGTTGATCAGCACAACTGGCAGCACCGACAGCCCTTATGTTGTGATGGCACGTGAAATGATTGGCAACAACATGGATCGTTATCGTGCCACTTGCAAGCAGTATGAAGGTCACACATTTATGTTTGAGTGTGTTCATGCAAGTGATCCACACATTGTTCCTGAGCAGCCAGGCATGTACTTGCTAGGCATGCGCAAGAACGAATGGTGCAGTCCAATTGAGGCTGATGTTGAACTCATGATGCTGTTGCAAAATGCGTTTCGCACTCGCGTTGTGCAGTCGTTTTATACTTCAATGGGTCAACTATTACAAGAAGTCAAGACTGTCAAGCACGAAGGTTTTGTGTTCTACACTGATGAGGGTAATGTGAGTTCCAAGTTGAAGTCACCCTATTACCTGACTGCCAAGTGGGTGGCACGTAACCCAAGAACTGACAAGTTGTTGACCAAAGAATTTCGGGAACAGATTGACGAGGAATACTACCCGCTGTTGGATCACATACGCAACAACATCGACACTTATACTGTGATGGATGAACAGGCTCGACTGGCCTGGGTTAGAAACTATCTGGAGGCTGAATGCCAAAATGTTATCAAATGATTGGAGTGCCAGGATCAGGTAAAAGCACCTGGATCCGGAACCAGATATGGGCCCTGGGCTTGACCATTGTTAGTACCGATGCGTTTGTGGAAGCCTATGCTGATCAACAAGGCCAAACCTACAACGAAGTGTTTAGAGACTACATGCCTCGGGCTGTGGATCTAATGGCTCAACAGGTGGTGTTTGCACGGGAACATGGGCACTCAATAATCTGGGATCAAACCTCAACCACTGTGGCCAGCCGTCGAAAGAAGTTTCACATGCTGCCGGACTATGAGCATGTTGCTGTGGTGTTTGGCACACCTGAACCTGCGGAACTTGCTCGTAGACTGGCCAGCCGTCCCGGTAAAAGCATTCCAGATCATGTGATGCTAAGTATGTTACAAAATTTGAAAGAACCCACACTGGAAGAAGGGTTCCAGGAGATATGGCATGTATAAAAATGTAGTAGATCACATAAAAAATCACAAAGAAATAATTGATGTGCTAAACGCCGTCAGTTCATGCGGACAGTACAAAAATGCAGATGAGATTGCATATCAGCTGGGCCTGTTGAGTGCCTGGATTGTGAGACTGAGTCGAGAACACTGGGATGTGGAACTTGAACTCAACCAACGCCTGGCCACATTCCAGGAGAAAACGCTATTACGGACTCTGGAGAAACAATGAACGAACGAATTAAACAACTTGCTCTGGCAGCTGGCGGTAGCCACTATCCCGATGTGGGCGGTCGAACACTAGAAAAGTTTGCTGAACTACTAATTCGGGAATGTGCCCAACTTGCCGAAGATATAGACGGTCATCCACGGGCAAGAAAAATTGTGTTGGAACATTTTGGAGT